TATCTGGTTATACTGGTTATTTTTTACTTCAATCCCATCTTCATTAGTTGCTATTACTTTTTTAAAATAGGTAGTTTGAGCTTGTTTGATTGTATCTAACTGGTCGTTTATCACCTTATACTTACCCCCCATTTTCTATTTAAATAATGTAAAATCTGTCTATTTTCAGCACTGTTTAGAGGTCGGTTATAAACAATGATCTCCCCAAGGTAGCCGTTCCAAAAGCGGGTAAAAGTACTACTATTATCTCTGGCTCCAATACGATACTTGCTGGTGCCAATGTTATAAATACTCGCAGCGGAAATTTCAGGATCACCATTAATAAGGGCTACCTGATTAATATTGTCGGAAATAGCCGAAAAGATATAGTTGGTACTTAAACTTAAAGTATTACTACCACTAGCTAAAGCACTATTTAAACTAGTTTGTAAAACTGGCGTAGTGTTTATCCTAAACTCGTCTAAGGCATCGCCTCCGCAGTAGATCATCTCCGCCCCGTTAACATCAGCAGCAGTAATAATCCTTCCAACTGCATAAATTGAAAGACCCACATTTGCTGAGGTGCTAATTGTTCCCCCAATGTGGTCATCTACTCCGTCAAAAAATAATACTCTTTTACCGTTGATAATATTAGTCCTGATAACAGGTTTATTAGCTTGGGTAGCCTGAGTAGCATCCTGACCTTTCCCTGATAAATCAGCCCAGGTAGTAACAGCATTCTGGATCACTCCTGGGTTGGTGGTAACAGTATTGTTATCAGTAAGATTATTAGTTCCATGTAAATCTGCTCTTGTGCCTGATGGCTCGTTTAGTTCCCAATAGGAGATGAGAGAAGTCTTGAGTCCTGGGTCAAACTCATCATAAGCTAGGCCAACACCTGAGTTATATAGCTGGGCAATTTCCGCAGTAGAGAGAACCTTACTCCACAACCCAACCCCGCATTGTCTGCCATCCATTGGATTACTGCCAGTTGATCCAAGCCCAATACTTAAAGTAAGAGCGTTATTGATAGTGCCAGCGTGGGCAGCAATACTAACGTTTCCATCGGCTACATTATCAATATAAATCTGGGCAACTCCATCCCGATCAAAGGATATTACCCAAAAATGCCAGGCGCCGGTAGAAAAAGCAGTACTATTTGCAGTATCTCTTGTTTGTCCTGAGTTATCAATAAATTGAAAGTTAAGTCTGGCTGAGGTATCAACATATATCCAGTAGCCAGGAGCAGGATCAGAGGTAGCTCCCCTGCCAATGATAGAACGGGCAGCGGTAACAGTATCCATGTACAGCCAGCCTGCTAAAGAGAAATCCCCTGTACCTGGTCGGATTGAAGCATTGTCGCCGACAGATAAATATTCAGTAGTGGCAGCGGTAAACTGAGAAGCCATGCCAACAGCACGGGTTAAACTCGATTGGGAGGCATCTAACCATAATTGAAGATCAGGAATCTTTTTAGGATTGAAGCTCTGAAAAAATAGATCGTTTCGGTTTAGCATACATACTAGTTTTGGTTTATAAATAACCTGACATCGAAGGTTTCGGCTGAAACGGGAACATAAGCGTTCCTGACAACAATTGCTCCGAAAAGGTTTCTTGAAGAAGCACCAGCAACAAAAGGGATAGGTCTATCTATCGTTCCCATATAAACTGCATTTCCATTTATTCCTGAAGTTGCATCTCCTACATAAGAAAGGGTAAACGGAATAACTCCTACTACGGTTAATGCTTCAGCATCGGTAGGAGTAAAAACCGCATTGTCTGCGTCTGCGGTAAACGTAGTATCATAAAGCCACAATTCAAATGAGCCTTTAGTAGATACATTAGCCCCATCTACTAAGGTAGCATGAGTAATAACACCTGATCCTCCATTTACTCTGGCACAGTTGGTGAAGGTCATAACTGCTGCACCTGCGGTTGGTCCAACTACTTCTCCTGCTGCGTAAGTTGTAGTATCTGAAGGTCTAGTAAAGGAAGAATTAACAACAACCGATTTTCCACTAACTTCACCAATGTGGGTTTCACCAGCGGCAATTGAAGTAATATCAACATCCCCAATATCTACACTTCCCGTATTGTCTATATCATAATATTCAATCAACAACTTATCCGAGTCTACCATTTCGCCTTTAGGTAAATCATTAAAAGTGAAAACATTATCATTCCCCACCCTTCCAGTATTCTGGGTAAAAGGATTAAAGTGTCGCGGTTCTTGAACTTGAGGATCATATAAAATAATTCCTCTTGTAAGATTAACAATACGGATAATATTCTCCAGTTTAATAGTGGAATAATCAGTAAAGGTAATCGTCTTAGCTGTTACGTCAAATGTATAATTTTGGATTATTGTATTCATATTCTATTATGGAAATGATACTGACGCTGATGGACTGGCACTGGCTGATGGCGATAGCGATGCTGATGGGCTGTAAGACGGGCTGGCTGACCTAGATGCGCTGGCTGATGGGCTTTTGGAACCAGATGGACTAAGAGAAGCTGAGGCCGATTTAGATGCGCTGGCTGATGGGCTTTTGGAACCAGATGGGCTAAGAGAGGCTGATCCCGAATTGGATGGACTAACTGACGCTGACGAACTAGCACTCGCAGAGGCGCTACCGGATACAGATGCACTAGCACTTCCTGATGCTGATGCACTGGCTGATCCAGAAGCCGATGGCGACAAAGAGGCACTAGAACTAGCACTTGCAGAAGCCGATGGACTAAGTGATGCTGACGGGCTAAGAGATGCCGAACTACTAGCAGATTCCGAAGTAGATGCACTAGCACTTCCCGATGATGACGGCGACAAAGACGCTGAAGCGCTTGCTGAACCAGAAGCCGAAGGACTTAAAGAAGGCGATGGGCTTGACGACTTCGACTCGGACGCGCTGGATGAGACTGAAGTACTGGCTGATTGACTTTGGCTTCCCGATGGCGAAACAGACGGACTGACTGAAGGCGACAAAGATGGACTTTCTGAAGGTGATGGACTTAGAGATGTAGATGGAGAAGCTACTGCTGAGCCTACAATACTCCAGATAGCGGCAGTTGTAGTACCCGTATTCCTATAAGCATTTCTGCCTGTTTTGGTAAGATCATAAAAGATAGCGCCTGTTTTAAAGCCTGAATCCCCAGTAGGTAAAGTATCACCTTCCGCCTCCAGGATATTATCAGTTGAAACATGATCTTCATTTGTCGCGCTTGAAACACGGTCATTGTCCCACCTTAAAACCCTATTTGTTCTGTAAGGCTCAAGGGCATCTAAGAAGTTAGTCTCACCTGTAGTCCTTAAACCACTGGATTTAGCCTCGATCCTGGCGAGTTTTGCTTGTGTATCCAGTGAAAGATCCTGTTTTCGCTTAAAGATTGCCATATTTTTACATTAAAAAAGACCTATCATTTTCTTGACCTAAAGGTTTTCAAACACTTTAGGCTTTAAAAACTTTAGGCCTCTGCTTTCCCTACTACATCAAGTAGCTTTAGAAAGTTGCAAATAATTCTGCTGCTTGATGTCTGTTAATGTCTTTAACTTTTGCTCCGTAAACAAACAAGTCTTTGTAGGCAGTACCGAAGTCCCCGATTAAATCCTCTTCCATTCTTGCTTCTAATACTTTTTCTGCAAAAGTCATCCAGTTTGGGTGTCCCGCGATCAAGTGGTATCCGTCTGTATTATCCCCATCAAGCCTGTTGCTCATATATAGTTTGAAGCCTTGCAACATACCCATATATCCCCTTTTAACCAAGTCCTGGTATGCTTCATCAACGTGTAGGACTATTCCTGTACCCTGGGATAATATTGTGAAGAACTCCGGAGGTGCAATTAAGAATCTGTCTGAATCCGGTACTGCTGAATAACCTTCTTTTTCTGCTAGATTAAGTTTCTCTCTTAAAGTAGCAACATTATTCAAGATATTTGCTGCTGTAATTGTAAGCACAGTTGCTGCCTCTACCTCGTATGTTGCCCCTGCTACGATTGCTCCGCCTGTGTAGGCTGTTGCTACATCATCAAGATCATCTTCAATAACTATAGAAGTTGTCGAAGCAAAAGACTTAACCCTGTACCATGATGTCTGTCCATCTGCCTTGAATCCCTTTCCTACCATATCTGAGGTGAATGTCGTTCCGTCCCCATCTACTTGTCCCGTAGTTACAGTAACTGTTACTGTTCCACCAGTTGCTGAAGTCCCAACCCTGTTTCCTGCCCCAACATCTCCATGAAGAGCCAATATGAACTCTTCCATATTCTTAAGTCTTTCATTACCAACCTGGGTAACTATATAAGGATGTGGGTTTTTGATGTAGGATAGCCACTTCGCGAGGGTTTTCTCCTTCCAATAAAATGATTTGTACTGGTCAATCGTTAGCTGGCCATTGTTTTCAGAGAGAGCATCTGCGGTTAAAGCCGCATTCGCGTAAGTTTGTTCTGAAATTTTAGAGAAGTCTAAAATGTTTAAGAGGGAACCAACATCATTAATCTCGCCTTCATAGTTTCTATTGACTATTTGGTCAACTAAATCACGGTCATATACAAATTGCATGACCTTGCTTGAAAAACCTTCTGCTAATTTTGTTCCGTATGCTGACATTTCGATAAAAGTTGTAGATTTCTTTTACCGTCTCGTAAAGAGGTTAGGGAGATTTCAATAATTAAAGATTAATTGATAGATTTATTCGCTGTCAAGTCCCAGTTTCGTACCTAAATATTTTGCTCTATTTTTCCTGCAACTAAATATTCTTTGTACTTGCTATAGTTGGTTTCCCTCAACTTTCGGGCTTCTTCTAAGGTTATCTTATCGGATTTTGGAGTAGGCTTGTCATTAGGCCCACCACTGCCTCTTTCAAACATCCGTCCCTTATTATTTGGTTTGCTAGTAGTATGGTCATGTAAAAAAGCGGAAACAAGTATCTTAAATGGCACACTGTTATTAGCTTCTGTAGTTGCAAAAGCCTTAAACTCTTCGGTTTTGCCTTCCAACTTTGGATTATCAGTTAAAGTTACAGGATCATCTATAAAGTCTTCTACTGATTCGTTCCATTTTTCAATCTTACTAGCCTGCTCTTTGGCTTGTGCTATTGTCTTTCTCCAATTACGGGATATAACTGTCTCTTTCGCGAATACCTTCTCGGTATCAGACATCACATCCCAATCAGGAAACTCTACCTGTAATTCTTCTTCTGTCGGCTCCGGCACATCTTCGGCATCAGCCAACGCCTTATTGATTACCCTATTCTTGGCAGCTATCTTCTGGGCTTCCCTGCTTGAGGCGGAGAATTTCTTTTTATATAGTTCTTTAGAGGGTTCTACCTCTTCTTCTTCTGATGTTTCCTCCTCTTTCAGAGTCTCTTCCTCTGGAGTTTCTTCTTCTGATTCCTTTTCGGGGGTTACTTTGGGCTCTGGTGTTTCTTCAAACTCATCTTGGGGAATTTGTTGTCTACCCTCTAACTCTTCCGCAACCTTTATAGCTTCTGCTTCCTTGGCTTTCAACTCTTCAATACTTAATTTATTGTTGGGTATTGGGTTCATAATTTAAGGATAAAGTGCCTTTTTATTTTATGTCAAGGCTTTCTCTTTCTCCTAGCTCCCCCCACCCTTGCGCCCATAAACCCTCTCTGTTTCTTGGTCAACTTGTGTCCTCTAACACTACCGTGCTTGAGAATTTTTTTTGCTTTTGCTCTGGTTAACTTATGTTTACCATGTAATGCCATTTAGCTCACTTCCTTCCAATCATCCCCGAAATTGCATTTTCTACCTGCTGTTTGGCTCTCTCTGGTGTCGTGAGAAAAGCGTCCAACAACATATAGTTTCTTAACCTTGCCTTTAAAAACAAGTCCTGCTTTGAGCCTAAGTCGCTCTTTGCAAGCTCCTGCTCCACCGCCTCTCTCATAGCGGTAATGTATTCTTTTATCCTTTCAACGCTTACCTGGCCTTTCTGGAACGCCTCCATCCAGGTATTAAGGGTCTCCCTCTCAACGGAATTTAAATCTTCGTACTTTAATCCTGCTTTTTCTAAGAATTGGTCTAGCATTATTGTATAAGCTGGTTAGGTTGTTGCTGCGATTGCGGTTGTCCAGGTATCTGCCCGGGTATTTGAGGCGGCAACCCAAACCGCCCATTCCCAAGCATCATTAGTTTTTGTTCTTCAAACTGCATTATCTCTGTTATTTCGTCAGGTGTAAGGTCTGCAAATTCAAGTAATTTCCTTTGATAAACTTCTCGGAGCTTTGGATTGTCAGCCATATTCATCATAACTGCATTTAATTTAGTAAGAGAGTCAGTATCATTAGCCTTTTTCTCATCTTGGCTCCAAACTTTTACCCTGTACCCAGCCTTTGTCATCCAATCCTTGGGGCTTATCTCTCTTTCAAAGACATTATCAGTGTTTTTACCTTCTTTATAGATTTTGACGGCATCCAGGCGGTCAGAGGCTGCTTCTATGAGCTTTAGAAACTTTGTAGCCCTTTGTTTCCAGGCGTTGGTATAAAACTTAGACATCCCTTGAGTCCTGGCCTTTGCCTCTCCTTGGGCCAACTGCACCTCACCTAGTGTTACTTGACGCTCTGTCTGCACTCCTTGTTGGGTAGCTGTAGCACCCGTGGCCTTTTCAATCATTTGGGTTACATAGGTCATTTCGTCTAGTGATTCCGATAAGTCGGGAATATCTACTTTTTGCAACACATCTGAGGGCTTGCCCGGCACAGGATACCAGCCCCAAGGCACAGGATTAAAGGTAGAAGGTATAAAACCTTCAGCTTTAAGTGATGAATCAAAGTAATGCATACCGAAGTTTCTAAGCGTTCTGTTCTCTACCAACTGTGAGAACCAAGAATTAAGGATTTTATTCGGCACTCTTATAATATCCGCTATCCCGTCAGTCCAGAAGTCCTGCTTGTCTATATCATCACCCCAAGTGTTGTACCTAAAATGGTTTCTCCAGTAATGGTCTTTAGTAACCCCGATAACCTCTTCCTGGGGTTTCTTCATTAAAATGGTTTGATCTTCTGCTTCAACAAAGATGAATATCTGCTCTGGTACGACTTTACCATTAATCTTCTCGTTAGCCCTAAAAACGAAGTGCATTGTAAGTTCTACATAAGTCTCACCTAACACGGGATCTTCAATATCAGTTACCCCCATATCAGCCAGCTTTTTATTCTTCTGTTGCAGTGAGTTCTCATTATCTTTGGCTTTTATAATGCCTAACTGGCTTTCAAAAAATAACTCAAGCTTTGCAACTTCCTTTTGGTCATAATCAGGGTTGTTTTTAAGGCTTGAAAGAGGTTTGAAGATGTGAGTATGGATTAAAAACCTTGATGAATCAATATCATAGGGGTTCATAAACCTGTCAACTAACATATCTTCAGTGTCTTCTATGTCAAAGATAATCCTACCATCCTCTACTTGCCATGAGTCAAGGGTACGACCAAAAAAGAAATCCTGCTTTTTATCTACTACATCCTGTATCTCTGCGTTATTTGTCTCAAGTGTCACCTTCCAATACTCATTCTGGAACATCTCCGCTTGTTTATCATTGTCTAAATTCTCAAAGACAATCACCGGCATATCATCAATATCTTTTAAAAGAGTTCTTAAGATAGTCTTCATCAATGGAAGGTTCGTACTTTGTCTTTGGGTCAACCGATTTATTGTTATTTTATCTCTATACAATTCATAATTCTCTCTCCAGTCCTCTTCCCTTCGTTTCCTATAATTAAACCCAGTTTCCTTATTATTCAACAACATTTGCAACTCAAGGTTTTCAACTATAATATTATCCATAACCAAATAATATATGAGGATTTTATTTAAAGGCAAGAAGATTATTTATTCGTAGGTTTTAATCAATTCAGAACAACTATGAAATATCTTTTTAAGGGCTTTTTGAGATTAACAATTTTAATTATCTTAATTCCTTTATATTTACCCTAAAAACAAGTTAACCAATACCTTCTATGTAAGGCAAGACTCCACCCGGATCATTATCAAATTGCATGGGTGCAGATTTTACATAGCTAACCGCAAAATATCTCAAGCAAGCCATAAGATCACAATGCCCGTCAGGATCAACATACTCGTCTAAAATTGGCAATGTTTGTCCCTGTGCTGTTTCTTTCCATTTCAATAACTCTGCCTCTCTAACTGCCATCATTACTTCAGGAGTGTTAAAAAAGAAAAGTCTTGGGGTGTTTTCTATTATTCTGTCATCAGGAAGTCTTATTGTGTGTCCGGGAATAGGTTTTAACCTTTCATTTATTGCTTCAATGGTAAAGGCAACATATCCTTGAGCATTCTGTCCTACTTCCTTAATAGCGGGAATTATATGCAACCCATATTGCTTAAATTCTTTTTCCCACTGGTCACCCGAAGGATCGCCATATGTAGGGATAAAACCTAAACCATAGTCTTGTGCAAGTACACTTGTTGCGTGTTCCTGGATAGTTGAACTGCGTTGCTTGTACGCCCTGTCAACAAACCAGTTATCCTCATTATCAATAGCAACTCTAAGAGAGGCTGTCGGGTCTTTTGAGCCGTAATCAAATCCTCTGCCGTGTTGCCATTCACTAGGCACATCAAATGGCTCAATAAGATGTGTCTCACGCTGGAATTGAGTAAGGGCAAGACCAGCAAACTTTCTGAAATCTGCTAAATATTCTTGAGCAAAAGTATCTTTTGTCAGTTCTTGTTCTGCTTTTTCAATTTCTTCATGGGGAATGTAAGGATTGTCATAAGAAGTAAATCGCCAGCTTTTATAATCTCCACCCTGTTGACCCTGCTCAAACAAGTCGTAAAAATGATTGTATCCTTTAGGGGTTGAGATAAATATTGCAGGAGCGGCATAATCAACTAGAGTCTGTCTTAATACTTCTTGCCACAACCAAACCCAGTTGCGAATAGACGCTATCTCGTCAATTATCAGCCCTCTTAATTTAACTCCTCTTAAAGCATCGGGGTTTTCAGCGCCCTTAAGTGATATACGGCTGCCGTTCTTAAACGTAATTGATAGCTCTGTTTCATTTTTACTTTCTATCAACGCCTGGGGGATAAAATGTTGTATTCCTCGCCAATGTATCTCCTTTGCCTGTCTATAAGTGGGAGCAACTATATAATAATCTCCTGCTTCACGGCTCGCCCAATCTATAACAGTAAGTTGAGAAAACACAGACTTGCCTGATCGCCTGCCACTGCATACTGTCTTAAAACGATGGGGATCATTCCAAACCAGTGTTTGCCATTTATTTAGTTTGACTTCCATCTTTTACGATTACCAATCCTTCAATCTTTTCGTCATCTGTGGTTAAGTCTGTCCTGTCTTTCCACCCTGTATTTTTTAGCGCAAAGATAACTCCGGTAGTATTTGCGGTGTTGCTGTATATAAGAAGTTCCTCGTATTTTTGTTCTATGAATCGTCTGGCCTTTTTTATAGTGTCCAAAAACACATCCTTGTTCTCATAGTTATAGAGCGTTGATCTGCTAACCCCAAGCGTGTTTGCCAATCCTGCTAATGTTGGCATAGCGGTATTGTTCAAGTAAGTATTGATAAGCTCTTGGAGTATCTCTGGATCTGTCCAAATCGGAGGTCTGCCACCAACGTGCTTTTTGTTTTTACCGTTCTTCATAAAGAGTTTGGTTCATCTAAGATTAGAGGGTGTTTTTATTTGAAGTCAACCCAGCTGTCAAATTTCATGTTCATAATCTGTCCGAAGCATAACATAATAAGTTCTATTTCCTACTCCAATCGCCCTTCGTATGTATCCCTTCCGAAGCAATACGCTTAAAGCTTTGATAGTTGTAGGAATTTTTACTCCTTGAGTTTGCATTTCTTTCAATATTTTTTGATGGGGCACTGGCTTTTTTCGAGTGTGTACCCAACCATTAATGAACCACATAATTTTCATTTGCAATTTGTCAATTTTGTACAAATTAACGTAAATAGTTTTTGGCATTCAGAGGAGCGCTAGCAATATTCCACCTCTAGTTGCCCGCTAACTTTTTATCTCACACTCAAAATGGTAATAATATCCCCCCACAGCGTTATGCCCCCACGATCCTTTTTTGATCAGTTTTTTACAAATGCCACAAATCATTTTAGTAATACCAAACACAAAATAACTTCTAATTTAGTCATTAGAATTAATCTACAAAATTATTCTTCATTTTTAACTTTCCAACCTAACACAGGTGCAGCCATTGTTCTAAAATCTGCCAGGATTTCATTTAAGTTATCAAATTTGGGTTGCATTGCTTGTAGGTTATCATTCAATCTTTTAACTTCTAATGGGAAGGTAACTATCCCCTTAATTATAGCCTTGAAACTTGTATCTCCTCTCATTAGTTCTTTTCCTATTGTATCCCTCCCTGTACTTTCCACGTTCTATGTTCTATATCTGCATAATAAAATCCCATATCTTCTTTCTTCCATCCTGCCCGTCTTGCTTTGAACCACATCTTTTGGTTTTGAATTTCCATTTGCTCATCGTTAAAGTGGAAGTATAACCCCTCTAATATCCATTTAGGCATAAGTTTATAAATTACATCTAAAAGTATCTTTCTCATATCTCCATATCTCCTTTGCTCATGAATTATTATTTTCTACAGTATGTCCGTTCTCATATAACTCTTGCTGCCTGGCTTGTTAAAAACATCCCACCAAAACCTTGATACCCTAATTTCTTAGCAAGCCTGATAATGTCATCCATATCAGCAGGCTCGTTATCTATTAAATATGGTTTCTTCCCCTTATCAGTATGTTTAATCTGTTTCATATATTTTTTTTGTCGGGGTTTCTTGAATTGCACAAGAATCTGGAGTTTCTGTTTTAAGCTTCTCCTGATTTACTGTTAATCTAAACCCCGTTTTCTCCCTCCTTGTTAAGTTGAGCGAGAGATTTCCATTTAACTAATTTCACAGCCTTTTTATGTCCTTTTAATGCTTCGTCATAAGTAGAATATCTTTCCTGGTATTCGTTATGTTCTCCACCAAAAATCATTGTTTCAAACAGTAAGGGCTCTCCTTCTCCAAAATTATGATCTATCCCTAAAAAGACAGTTGAAACATGGATTTTTCCAATATAATCACTACCTATATGGCGTTCTGCGGTTTCAAACCACCTAGCCCAAGTCATTAAATCTACTGGAACTATTTTTTTATCTCTTAATATGTATTTTTGATTAGTCATTTTATCCCTTAAAACTTACTTATTTTCAATGTATCCTCATATTTCTACTTGATAACTTCAACATAAACTTCAATAACCCCTCGTTTGGGATCTGTAAATTGTCTGAATAAACCCTCGGAGAAATCAAATTGCCGTCCATATTTTTCAAATCCTCCACGGTCTGTACAGATCGCCTCGATTCTTTTTCCTCCAAATATGAATGCAAACTTAGTCCCCAAATTATAAGGTGGCAAACAAGCCGTAGTGAGAGCCGAAGGATCAAACGTCTGACCATTTGCCATAAGGCACAAAGGGGTTGAACAACTCTCGCGCCCATACCAAGACGCTTTCGCCGTGAATGTTTGTTTATAAACTCCTGCATCTGGTTGTTTGTCAGGTACATTTACTTTTTCCGCGATAGCCACGCTATCAATATCTGCCACAGAACTAACAAGAATGCCAGAACTATTAGTACGTCTTGATCGCTCAACATATATTGATACTACTAAAATTACCAAGGCTATTAAAAGAATTAGAATGATAAATAGTTTTCTCATTGCATTCTCGGAAACCAAGGTCTTCCGATTAATTATATCCTGGCAAGAACGTAGAGAAAATGGGTATTAAGGCCACAATCTCTGCCCTCTTGCCAACCTACAAAGATTGGCATGCTGTCGTTGGCGTTCCCTGACCCTGTAAACTTGAGTGAAGGGCTAAAGAGACCTGCCCCCATAACTTTAACCCTTCCTCAAACCTACAAACCAAAAAATAATTTTTCCATATAATAAGCCGCATAAGCCGCATAAGCCGCATAAGCATTCTTCTCTGTAGGATTTTTCAGCCACCTTTTCGCGGCTTGTATTGCCCATCTCGGTCTTTTATCATTTTTATATTCTTTTTCAAAAATATCAATTACTTGTTCTGCTGCAAAGATAGCCAGTTTAACGCTTTTTTTCTTGTCCCACTTAAATGTTTTTATAATTCTCATCTTCT